TTTGAAAATGTCGGAAAATGGAGTTAAAAAGGGCAATGAGTAAGAACAAAATACCGGAGACAGTTATTTATAATATAGATGATATTAGAAAAAACCCTGATAACCCTAGATTTATTAAGGACAAGAAATTTAAAAAATTGGTTGAATCTATCAGGGAATTTCCAGAGATGTTATCTATACGCCCAATTGTTACGGATGAAAATTTAGTAATACTTGGTGGAAATATGAGACTTGAGGCTTGCCGGGCTGCTGGTATGAAAGATGTACCCGTTTTAATTGCTGACAAATTAACTGAGGATCAGAAGCGGGAATTTATTATAAAGGACAATTTACCGGGTGGCGAGTGGGATTATGATAAACTTGCGAATGAGTGGGATGCTGATCTGTTAGATAAATGGGGATTTGAAAAATGGGAAGTGGAAGATGCTGAAGTTAAAGATAAGGGAAGCGAAAAAAAAAATAAATGTCCTGAGTGTGGTTATGAATGGTAAATTTATACATGGAGTAATCAAATATGCCTGGTAGACATGCGATACCGTTGCAGTTACATTTAATGAGTGGGAATAAATCGCGGCTAACTAAAGCTGAAATTGAGGAGCGGAAGGAACTTGAGATACGATTCGGGGATCAGAATTTTAAGCCTTCATCCGTGATAAAGAAAAACAAAATAGCATATAAAAAATGGAAAGAAAAAATTAATTTGATAGTATCTGAAATTGGAATAGAGTTTATTACTACGTCGCATCAAGAGATATTAGAACGATACTGCATAACTTATGCCGAATATATTAATTTACAATCTGTTCGTGCTGAATTGTTAACAAAGGGATATGATAAAATAAAGACGTATCATATTTCAACTAAAATGAAATTAGAGGAACAGATAAATAAAAAAGTTGAATTACTTACCAAATTAGAAGACAGGTTATTGTTTACACCATTATCAAATATAAAAACAATCCCGGTTAAGAAGAAAAAAGTTGATGACGAAAAAGACCTACCTATAAAACAGATGTTTGGGGAATAGGCATAAATGCACCAACATCCTACAACACAATATGCGACTGATATTGTATACGGGCGTATAGTATCGTGTGAGTATGAACGGCTTGCGTGTATGCGACATCTTGATGATATTCAGAAATCTAAAACCGATAAGAATTTTCCATATATTTTTGATGAATCCCGTGCGAATAGAATATTTGAATGGTTTTTATTATGTCGCCATGTTCGGGGTTGTTTTTCGGGTTTACCTATAGAATTACTTCCATTCCAGAAATTTGATTTAGGTTGTATTTTTGGTTGGATAAATAAAAAAACAGGTATCCGTAGATTTAAAACCGCATACATCCGGGTGGCGCGGGGGAATACTAAATCTACAATGATGGCCGGGGTTGTAAATTACGGGATGTGTGCAGACGCATATTACCCCCTGGGGAAGCCGCATCTAGCAAAATATGAATTAAAACCGGAGGTTGTTTGCATAGCAGTTGATAGGGGCCAGGCTGAAATTGTATGGGGTGATGCAAGGGATATGGCTCTAGCTTCCCCTGAAATACGTAAACGATTAGATATACAGAAAACAAAAATCAGTCACAAGTCAAGGGGGGGGGAACTCAGAAAATTATCAAAGGATACCAAAAACAAAGATGGCGGTTCTCCTTGTATAATCATAGTAGATGAATTCCAAGACCATCCAACATCTGAAGTCAAGGACAAAACTGCATACGGCAAGGGGAAGAGGAGCCAAAGCCTTGAAATAATAATTACTACTGCCGGGGAAGATGCAGAAAATAAACCTTGTAAAATAGAAGATAACACAGTAAAAAAAATATTAAACGGTGAAATAAATGCTGATACATATTTCGGAGTGATAAGAGAAATCAACGAGAAAGATAATCCGCATGATCAAACAGTGTGGGTAAAAGCAAATCCTATATTCCAGACTATGAATCAATATTCACAATCAATTTTTTCTGAAATGAAAACCGAACATGATCTGGCTTTCGGTACTAGGGATCACAGCAAAATACGACAATGGTTAATCAAGCGAGCAAATCGCTGGCAGGTCGATGCTGAAAACAAATATTTTTCCGGGTGTATGGATAAATGGAAGGGGGCAGAAATTTCCAGGGATGAATTTTTGGCATTGACAATAAATAATGTATGTTGCGTTGGGGTTGATTTATCTAAAAGCATTGATTTAACCGCTGATGGATTTGTTATACTTTTAAAAGATGGGCGATATGCGATATCAGCACATGGATTTATGCCAAAGAACACATTGAGAAAACACGAAAAGGGGGATAGGATACCATATCGGCAGTGGGCTGAAGAGGGCTGGTGCTCTATTACGGAAGGCGATGTCACGGATGACAGATTTATAATACAGCACATACATGACACAGAATTAAATAATAAATGGAAGATTAAAGAAGTCTGTTTTGATCCATATAGTGCTAGGCAGTTTTCCAATGTTATGGGCGGTGAGGGATATATTTGCGTAGGGATACGGCAGGGCGTACAAACACTATCGGAGCCTACAAAAAAATTTAGAGAATTTGTTTTACAGGGAAAGATAATTCATGATGGCAACCCTTTGTTAACATGGTGTTTGTCAAATGCTTTTGAAATATGTGACAATATCGGAAACATTAAATTAAGTAAAAAACACAAGGATGATACGCAGCGTATAGATTTAATTGCTGCTGTAATTAATGCAATGGTACGGGCTATTGTAAATGAGGAATGTACCTATAATAAACGCGGTATGAGGTCTATATAGGAGGAATAAAAATGAACAAATTTAACTCATATTATAATAAATCGGTATTAAATAGAAAAATGGGTGGTAAAGAAGTGTCAAAAACTTGCCGGAAGTGTCATTATGAGTGGCGTGGTTACCCTAATTCGAGATGCCCGGAGTGTGGTTATCACAGCAATCAAGAAAAATAAAAAAAATATGTATTGACATTGCATTAAAAGTTTTGTATTGTAATAAATAAGGATTTCTTGCAAGAAGCCTATTCGTATTATCGTTGATAATGCGGATAGGTTTTCTTTTTATGGGGGATTTATTATGAAGTTTTTTGAAAAGGTAAAACTTTTCTTTAACAAATCCTTTGATGATATAATAAAACAATATCTATCTGGTGACGATATAATATTAAATGATACCATTTTAACAGAAACATCCGCGTTAAAATATTCCGTTTTATTTGCCTGCTTTCGTGTACTCGCTGAAACATTCGCTTCTGTACCAATATTTGAATATAGAAAAACCTCCAATGATGACCGTGAAAGCACAAATGAAACCGGATTATACGATATTTTCCACGGTATAGCAAATGATGAAATGTCAAGTTATAATTGGAAAGAATCAAGCATGTATCAATTATGTGCCGGAGGGAATGCTGTATCATTAAGACAGAAAAATTTCGGCGGCGGAATCGCTGGCTTGTATCCTATTGAATGGCAACGGGTAAAAATCGACAGGGAAAAAGAAACTAGAAAGTTGATTTATATAGTTGACAATAAGGAAACATATTACAGAAACGATGTTTTTCATTTACCTGGGCCGTCTACTAATGGGATAATTGGGATGTCAATTATAGAATATGCATCAAGGGCAATAAAGCTTGGTAAATCCTATGAAGAATATGGAATTAAATTTTATGAAAATGGTGCATTAGCTTCCGGCATATTTAAACACCCTACATTTTTAAACGATGAAGCGTGGAAAAGACTCAAAATAGATTTGGAGAAAAACTATCACGGCCTTGTAAATGCAGGCAAGCCGATGATTCTCGAAGATGGGATGGATTTTAAGGAATTAAATATTAAACCAATTGACGCACAACTTATAGAAAGTAAAAAGGTTCAAATAGAAGATGTTTGCCGGTTTTGCCGTGTGCCATTGCATCTTGTTCAAAATCTGGATAAAGCCACTAATAACAACATCGAACATCAATCACTTGAATTTGCTATGTATACAATGTTGCCGCATTTTAAAAGAGCAGAAGAATGTATAAATACCCAGTTGTTGACACAGAAACAACGGAACGCTGGATATTATTTAGAATTTAATATGAACGCTTTGCTGCGTGGTGATGCAAAAAGCATGGCGGAAGCTTTTGCGATAGGTAGACAGTGGGGCTGGCTGTCTGTCAATGATATCAGAAGAATGTTTAATTTAAACAGAATTGAAAATGGAGATATCTATTTGCAGCCTATGAATATGATTGAGGCAGGGAAAGAGGTTGATAATGTACAATCGGAAATAAGAAAAGAAATAGATAACCTTATAGCAAGGAGCAGATAATATGTTTTGGTTTGATGTAAAAAATAAAGAGGACACCGGAGAAATATATATATACGGTGATATAACAAGTGCAAAATGGATTGAAGAAGACGTTACTCCTACTTGGTTTAAAGATCAAATTAATAAATTAAAGGGTATGAAATATATAAATTTATTTATTAATTCGGCCGGTGGCGGGGTATTCGCAGGCATGGCGATATACAATATTTTAAAACGTCAAACCGCAAAAATAACCGCACGTATAGATGGGATTGCTGCTTCTATTTCATCTGTAATTGCAATGGCAGCGGATGAAATTATAATGCCTAAAAACGCATTAATAATGATGCACAATCCATACAGTATTATGATAGGCGATGCAAATGATATGCGAAAAGAAGCTGATTTGCTGGATAAAGTTAAAAGTATTATTGTAGGCGCATATAAGGATAAATCACAATTGTCAGATGAAAAAATAATAACAATGATGGATGAAGAAACTTGGTTAACAGGAGAGGAAGCTCTTAAAATAGGTTTCGCGGATACTCTTGAAAAAAACAAAGAGGTTTCCGCAAGCATTAAAAATAACAAATATATAATTAACGGAATGGAAATTGATCCTGAAAAATACAAATTATTTCCTAAAGATAAATTTAAACCCGTAGACATTGCCGGTAAGGAGAAGGCAGAACGGCTGATAATTGCAAATCAAAAATATCTTTCACTTAAAATGATGGAGGTTTCTAAATGAATTTCGCAGAGATGATACGCGATTGTCTTAACAAGATGAACAAACTTATTGAGACAGCAAAAACAGAAAAAC